ATTCGTCGACTTTATGTCCAGGTCTGGGCATCCTATGATAGTTCTTACACGACCGAAATGATGCACGAACTCTCCATAGACCGCAAGCGTTGTCCAGGTGCTCGACTATGCACCGCTTGTGAAGCTTTACAGCCCGGACTCATAGAGGCGTGCTTGGAGAACCCAGTGCTCATTCAGCAGTGGGCGAACCGAGAGTGTAGCGGCATTATTTCAAAACTTATTGCATCCTGTCCGCATCAGGCAATAGCAGTCAAACCTAAAGAGTAGGAAGGAGACCGAGGCGTGTTCTTCGACGAAGCAAGGGAATTATGGGTTTGGGTTATGGGGTCTTTGGCTGGTGCAGCCGGAGCCATAGGGCTTATTATTCATGCTGGTGAGAAAAAGCAGCAGTTTGCGCAGATGCGTGCTGACGTAGACCGACATGAGGAGTTGTTTAAAAAAGTGATTACTGAAGACGACCACAAGGCCTTACAGCTTTTGTGTCAGGCCGAGATTAAGCATAGAATAGATAGCAGGATAGAGGAGCGTATGCACAGCATGCAAGTAGAAAACAAGGAAATCTTCGATGATCTTTATGACCAGATATCAGTTATGAATGGGAACCTTTGCCACCTGATGGGGGCTATGAATGTCGAGCCCATAAAGTCGCCGAAACGTCGGCGGAGAACTGACGCATCCAGGGATTTTTCCAAGGAGTGAACATGAGTGCCTGTTTCTTGTCAACATTGGATTGTACTTTAGTTAGCGATCGTGATGGCATTTGGGTACTTGACAATCCTCTGGTGTTTCATAGTGAGATAGCCAAGCATAAGATAACAGTTCCTGTCGGTTTCAAAACTGATTTTGCCAGCGTGCCAAGGGTTCCTATCGTCTACGTTTTGTACGCTGACCGTAACCGTAAAGCGGCAACATTGCATGATTTTATGTACAGGACAAAGAAGTACAAGCGATCGAAGTGCGATGCTATTTTTAGAGAGGCAATGCTTGCTGATGGTGAGTCTATTCCTATAGCTTTGGCTATGTGGGCTGGAGTTCGCCTAGGTGGATTTTTCTCCTATGGAGGGAAGAAGCGTGCATAGGAATATGAAGGCGTTTCTTGACATGATTGCCTACTCTGAACTCGGTGGGGCGCTAATGGACCTCAGTGATGATGGGTACAACGTCATTGTTGGGAGTACACCTGCAGTCCCTCTACTCTTCACTAGTTATGCGGACCACCCACGGCGCCGAATCACTGTGAAGAAAGGTTTGGTATCTTCTGCAGCCGGCCGGTATCAAATTCTTGCAAGGTATTACGACTACTATAAGGAAGTACTCAAGCTTCCTGACTTCTCCCCAGCATCACAGGATGCTATTGCGCTGCATCTGATTAAGGAGTGTAGAGCAATTGAGGATATTGAGGCTGGCAGGTTTTCCGAGGCGGTAAAGAAGTGTCGTGGCCGGTGGGCGTCACTCCCCGATGCAGGATATGGGCAACACGAGAATAAATTCGATTCACTAGCCAAGGCATACGTGCTGGCTGGGGGAGTTATTTCAGCGTGAGCAGCATTGAGTTCAACTACACAGCCCCACCAACAATCGCTAAATTCATGCGGTCGAACGCCTTTCATCGCGCCGTTGTTGGTCCGATCGGTAGCGGAAAATCTGTTGGCATGTGTGTTGAGATCCTTCGACGCAACCTTGAGATGCCTGCATGGAACCGCGGTAAACGGTCGTCTAAGTGGGCGGTTATCAGGAACACCAACAAGCAGTTGAGGGATACGACTCTCGCCACCTGGATGCACTGGATGAGGGATCTCGGTACCTGGCATGAGTCTAAGATGACTTTCAAGATGCGTTTCGGTGAGGTGGACTCAGAAATTCTTTTCCTCCCACTTGACACGCCTGACGATGTCGGCCGCGTCCTCTCCCTGGAGTTGACAGGCGCATGGGTCAATGAGTTCAGAGAGGTGCCAATCCCTCTACTTGCCGATCTCAAAGGCCGTCTTCGCCGGTATCCTAATCCGTCCGAGGTCCCCGATTGCTGGTATGGACTTATCTCCGATACCAACCCACCTGAAATCGATAGCCCAGCGTACAAGCTGATGGAGCATTTACCTCAAGAAGAGGGCAACGACAACAGTATCATCGTGGCTGATACCTTCAAGCAGCCGTCTGGACTCTCTTTAGAGGGCGAGAACTTGGACCATCTCCATCCGGATTACTATAAAGACTTGGCCAAAGGGCAGACCAAGGCCTGGGTCGATACATATATCCACGGTCTCTATTCTCCAAGCCAGTCCGGTCGTCCGGTCTATGACAAGATTTTCAGACAAGATAAGCACGTCTCTCCGGTACCGCTCAAAATCGAGCCGCTGCTTCCTGTAGTTATCGGCTTCGACTGCGGATTAACTCCGGCTGCCGTCTTCTACCAGATGGATCTGAACGGACGGGTGCGTGTGCTCCGAGAAGCTGTCGAGTTCGACATGGGGATGAAGCGGTTTGCCAAGCTGAAACTGCGACCGATCATCAAAAACTTCTTCCCAACTAACCCTATCATTTGCATCGGGGACCCGGCCGGCAAGCGCCGGGCAGACTCGGATGAGTCAACCGCATTCAAAGCGATTATCAATGAGTTCGATGACGACGACGTCGTCGTCAAAGCAGCTTCAACCAACGACCCTAAAGTGCGGATACAGGCGACTGAGTCATTACTGTCACAATATCCTGAAGGCGACCCTTTAGTCTTGATAGATCCCTCCTGCCGATGGTATATTGAGGCTTTACGAAGTAAGTACAGGTATCCTAAACAGAAGATGTCAGGCATATACTCAGAAAATCCAGAGAAGAATGAGTGGTCGCATGTTGCTGAAGCCGGGCAGTACGGAGCACTCTACCTTATTTCAGGGAAGTTTGACCCACATGATTTCGCCCGGGCGAGTCGAAACTACTTCGACCCTCTGAACCATCATCAGGCCTACCGGCCGGCGCAGCGAGAAGGATATTGATATGAATGTATCGACCGCGGATGTAGCAAAACTCGGCCCGTTTCTCAGCAAAATGCAGGGGCAGTATGCCACAGATCGGGCTTTGCTCGAATTACAGTGGTTGAAAAATCTGCGTCAGTATGCCGGCACCTATGATCCGGAAGTAGAACGAGAGATTCCTGACGAGCGATCACACGTATATCCGAGAGATACCCGCATAAAGGTCAAGGGCGGAGTAGCAAAGGTCATGGAGATGATGTTCCCTGCCCATGATCGCAACTGGTCATTGGCTGTGACGCCAAATCCATCTATTCCAGAGAGTCAGTTGCAGCGGATTATCGATGAACTGCAGGATCAGGCGCAGAACGGTGTGATTCCGAGTGATCTGATAGAGCGGGAGGTTCGCAAGTTCGCAGAAGCTAGGAAAGAGAAGATGGAGGCCGAGATTGCTGACCAACTGGCTGATCTCGGAGTCGTCGACTACCCGCAAATCTGCAAGAAGGTTGTTCGTTCAGGGTATATTTACGGTGCTGGCATCGCTCGTAGCCCGATGGTTCGCACACAAGACGAGCGACAGTGGGAAATGCAGCCTGATGGAACGTATGTAGCAGTAACAAAGAAGATAAAGCGCCCATACCTAGAGTTCTGTCGGATATGGGACTGCTATCCGGATCTTTCTGCGAAGAACTGGGAGGACCAGGAAGGATTTTTTGAGCGGTTCGTCTTCAATCGGAGAGATTTTAAAGCGTTAATTAAACGGAAATATTTTGAAAAAGAAACTATCAAGGAGTATTTGCGCACGCACCCGGACGGAAACTACGCCGCTAACTCGTATGAGGCTGACCTGCAGTCGTTGGCCAAGACTTCTAACATGGCAAATCGGGCGTCTCGTCGGTATGAGGTTTATAGATTTCTCGGATTCGTCTCAGCACATATTCTAGCAGCCCAAGGAGTGCAGATCAAAGAAGATGAGATGTTCGAGGACATCTTCGCTGATGTCTGGATTATTGACGACGCCATTATCAAAGCCCGTAAGGCATCTTTTGGTGAGCGCGTGTCTGACCAGTACCATGCTTTCATCTATACTGAGGATGAGGATTCCGGATTGACCGGGATGGGGTTACCAGAGGAGATTAGGGACTCCAGTATGTCTCTCTGTGCGGCTACTCGTGCATTGATGGACAATATGGCAGCCGTTGCCGGCCCAATTTTTGAGGTGAACACTTCACTGCTCCCCAAAGGGAGAAAGACTATCGGAGCCATCCATTCGTTTAAGACGATCGAGCGAGAAGGAGACGGTCCTGAAGCACAGTACCCTGCTGTTAGAGCCATTACCACTCAATCTCACATTCCTGAGATCCTTAACATCATCCAGATGCAGCGTCAGCAGCTTGACATTGAAAGCAATCTGCCGGCGTACACCATGGGGTCTATGCAGCAGCCGCTCGGTGAGGCATTCAGGACCAGCAACAACATGAGCATGATGCTCGGCTCGGCCAACATGGTGACCAAAGATACAGTCAGGGCATACGACAAATTCACTACCAGCGTTATCACCAGCCTACTGAAATGGAACATGGAGTTCAATCCGCGGGAGGAGATCAAAGGCGATTACCAGGTACAAGCCAAAGGAAATCTCTCCTTGGTAGCCAAGGAAGTTCGCGGCGCCGCACTCGATCAGTTTGTCATGACCCTCTCCCCAGAGGAGCGTGCAATTCTCGATACCTATGCCTTGCTTATTGACCGGCTCAAGGCCCGTGATCTTCCAACTGATCGAGTCGTGCCGAAAGAGGAAGCTACACAGATCCTTGAGAGCATGCGAGCAGCAGCATCCGAGGCGGCAAAGATCGAGCAGGGACTGACGACAGCTAAGACTGAGAATCTTACTGCATCCGCAGACAAGACCAAGGTCGACACTCAGGTAACCGTGGCTACTGCTGATGCGGTTATTGCAGAACTCATGGCGCGTGTTCAGGAGAAGTTGGCCACGGCCAAGTCAAAGAGTGATAAAACTCAACTGGAGAATTTGAGCATTCTCCTGCAGACCGTTAAACAAAAGGGAGGGACGAATGGACCAGGAACGAGAACAGGAAATAGTAAATAGATTAGCAGAACAGAGGTACTCTGAAGTCGCAGAATTGTTAACGGAGTATCTACGTGCAAGACGCGAAAAATACCGGGATCAACTTGAGAGAGGTGATTCAGGTGAGATCAGAGGAAAAGCACAGGAATGTAGAAACATTCTACAATTATTTTGTTGACAAACTAAGATTGTTTGGTACGATACATAAAACTAAGGAGACCCTAATTTATGACTGACAATAACTTGGATACAGGCCTTACCCCGGACGAGTTCAATCTGGCGTTTGATGCAGCCGCATCAGGTACGCCGCTCGAACCGGAGGTGCCTACCGAGTCTCAAGACGTTCTTGCGGAGCCGCCTGCAAATCCTCCAGCCGAGCCGGCCGCTCCACCGGCACCTCCTCCCGAAAAGGCTCCGCAAGAACCTCCACCTCCTGCACAGGAGGTTATTCAGGAACCAGAACCACCACCTCCTCCTGCTGTAGATGAGGCTGCTCGGGCTTTAGAGAATTTCACTGACGAGGAGAAGGCTCTCTTTGAGCAAGTGCAGTCCGATTTTCCTGATATATCCAAGCTCCTCGGCGCCGTAGAACGGAAGGTCGAGGCGAAGTTCAGAAATGCTTTTGCCGAGGAAATCGCCAAAGTTCGGCAAGAAGTTGCGCAACAGTTTGCCCCGGCGTTGAGTGAGGCGCAGATGTCTGCCCAGCAACGTCACAATGCTACCATCCTACAGGCTCATCCGGATGCCTTCGATCTCGCTCCTCAAGTGACGGAGTGGGTGGTGAAGCAGCCAGGTTTTCTCCAAGCCACATTCAAAAAGGTGCTCGACTCAGGGAGCGCCGCAGAGGTAGTAGACCTTCTTAATGTGTTCAAGAAAGAGGCGGCTCCGGCCGCACCTCCTCCTGAAACACAGAAGGACACTGAGAAAGAAGACAGGCTTGCTGCTCAAGAAGGCGTGACCGGTAGGCGGTCGAGCAGACAGGCAGCAATCGACCCCAAC